TTCGACAGGGGTTCGTCATACAGTCTCGGAACGGTGCCCATCGTGCCCGAACCAAGATTAATGAAGTAAACGGGAGCTAACGTCATGTTCGAGGCCGTCGAGGTACTGATGGCATAATAATTGTCGTACAGCACGCCCCGAGTTGAGGAGACCTGCGACGTTAAGGTGTTGATGAAAGTATTGGTTTGTGTCGCGATCGATTTATTGATCTCAGTGACTTCGATAGGAAAAGTCTGGTATTCGACGTTGATTCCCGAGTCATGAATCGTGTACGGCTCAGGAGTGAGATCAGTAAACTCTAGCTTGATATACTTAGCATACACCACATCAGGGAAGTAATAGATGCCTTTCTGTGCGGTCCAATCCATCCAGATCGGTGACCACTCTTTTTCGACAAAATAGAGATGATCAACGCCACCGAATCCCAATTTGTTCAGAGCGTAGTTTGCACCGTACACCATATTAGACAACGAGGAGTGCTGGAATTGCTGAATGTGACCACTGACGAAAGATTCCTGCGGCAACAAATAACTTGAAATGTTCCACAACGCCGACAGTACCTCGGCACTGGTCACCGTGTCTTGCTTGATGAAGAAATGTCGGATGAAACCCTGACAGTATCGCAACGAAAGCTGATTCGGTAGAGGAAAGTCCTCCGGAGGCATGAATACTGTCCCCGAAGACAACTCGAAACCATTTTTATCAAGAGCCACGAAATAGATCCCCGGGGGGACACCCGCGATGTACTGCTGCGGGCTGACGGGGAACAACGTCGATGCCGGGTACAAATCCTCTTGCGGATAAAGAATATCAGTAGTGATCACATGCGACGTCGCCCCGGTGACAGCGGGGCGATCTTTCACGATACGTAGCGAGAAGTTGATATCAAGATCTTGATAAAATGCCTTGCAGGGGAAGTTACCAGTATACGAGCCCCACGTCACCTGAAACTGATTCAGGTTGCTTCGATATCTAATTTGAATCTTGTTCAAATTGTCGGTCAGCAAGGTGAGGTTGGCGGCGGGTGGACCAGAGGCGTTGAACCCAGGAATCCAGGTACCAGCAAACCAAAAACTTTCACTATTATCGAGGTTCAGTGCATCGACATTGATCGTATAGTCAGCGGTCGACGCTGACATATCCAACCCAACATCTTTAATCCAGTTGATGTCAGTTTCAATTTGTGGAGTGACCCGAGAGAGATTCAGCTTTCGAGGTCCGACCGTGTCATCTGTCGAATAGTAGAGGTTGAGCGAGCCTCCCGAATGGGTAGGATCAAGGTACAGCCGATCGATCCGTTGGGAATTGCCACGACCATCACGACAATCCAGGTAATAACAAACAATGGCATCCGGGGCCGGTTGTGGTGCTGACCGCCAAAAGGTAATTTCCTCTCCGTCCACAGCTTGCGACGGATCCCATTTCTTAATATAGGACTCGACAAGATTGCCCATCGGGTCGACGCCATCTTCCAAAGGAAGCATAGCGTCTTGTTCGGTGAAGATATTGCGCTTGAACAACAGATTTCTTACGCCAACAGAAAGCATGGTGTTGGGACTGACCGTGCCGTCGTTATGGCGCTGAATTCGAATTTCTATGGCCCTGGCAATGACCGGCCGAATTTGATATTCATAACCGTACCATTGATCAATGACTCCGGTATCAATTTTACCTTTGAGCGCACGCAACGATCGATCAAGCACAGGAATGCGGGACGCTGAATCTTCGTACGGCGCACCTTCGACAACAGGCTTCGGTATCGAATTTTCGTAGTACCAGATCTCCCAATTCTGGGCAAACTTATTCAGCTCGAAGCTGATTTGAGAGATCGATACCGAATTGCGAAACTTGATCAGTAGCACGTCCCAGACGGGATCATCCATGCGACGAGGTATCGACAACCAATATCGATCACCGACCGTAGAATACGTATTACTGCTACTACTTATGTTCTTGAAAGCCTGCACATAAGAAACGGCATAATTCGTATCCTGGACAAGCGTGATCCCCGGGGTTCGACTCGCTGGACCAGCCGGGGCCAAATCGATTGTCGTACCACTACTCGCCGCACTTTGTGCGGTAGCATTAATTGGGGTGCTCATGAATACTCTATGCTGTCGAGGACGCGGACCGGGTCAACCATTGGCTCGATACTGTTGATTGTTGCGTCGGCGGTGTGAGAGGAATTGCTAATTCCGGAGTCCAGACTCGCCGCGACACATCATCATATTTCGTCATAGGTAAACGGAATTGTGTAGTCGTTGCTTCACCACCAAGACCAACAACAACATTGGTCTGTCTAGCAACAAAATCATCTTGGGACGTATACGGAAAAGCATAGCTCTGCCCAGTTGTCGTCAATGCGGGTGTCTCAAAAGGGGTCTGACCAAATTTTCCACCAGGGAAATTATCCGGAGAATCCGCTAAATCCCACGGTGTCCACGGACCAAAGCTCGTCACATCATCTCTACGATATTGTGTGAACGGCACCGTATGAAGTGTTCGTATGGTGCCCACATCTTCACAGTATTCTACGGTATCGACGGCGGTTGCGCCTTCGTATGAATAAATGTAGTATTGAGAGGTTTCTTGGGTTGCCTGAAAGGCACTACTGGGCGCCTCTACGGTAGCGTTGGGTTTTACCCAGAGATATGTTGGATCAAGACCAAGATCCTGTGCCAACACCGTGGTGGGAGGAAGATCAGCAATATCTCTCGTGCCGGTGACTTCTTTGACCACCTGGAAATACGAGGACGACGCCGCGATGTTGTTAATCTGAATGGGTTTGTGAATCGCCAACCCATTATTGTCGATCGTCAGCACGGTATCCATCGGCTTAATACGCTCAACGAGTCGTGTCGCGAGGTATTTAAGACCCTGAGGAATGCTAGAGATCAACGGCCGCATCACCAGTTCATTACGCATACTGGCGTTCGTCCGGCCTAATGACTGATAAGACGTATAGGCACCAGAATCAATATAGTAAGAAACTTCGTATAATTCACAGTCCACACCCAACGCTGCCCGGCACATCATCCGGATACCTTGGGGGGTGCCACCCAACCCGATCGCGAGCATGAAATCCTTGATCCGCTGTCGATATGCGGCGTCTTTCGTCATCACCTCGGACCATTGATCGGTCGTCAATTGCTGAGTAAAAGGATCATACTCGTAGGTCTCACTGGCGTAGCGAATGAATGATGCGATCTGTCCAAAGATGTTGTCAAGATCCCGGAAAAAGACCGAGTCTAGATTCTGATTGAAGTGAGCAAACAAAAGTTCTTTTTTGAGACTGCCTGCTCCGCCGTCACCGCACAGCGCATCGATGAGTTTATACAAATGTGTCTGCGGACCAATATTATACACGCCCTGCGAGAAGTGTCGCATGCGTGACTCGGTGGTACGGGGTGCAAGAAAAGGAAATGAGTTATAGTCATACGGCGCACGAATAATATCGGTATCAGTGGGAGTTGTCATTTACACCTCCTCTACTAGAACGTGTTACTGGATCTCCGTACCACCGTCACACCACTGAGGACACCGAGGGTGGAATCAGGAAGCCTAAAGTCTGAGTTGTATTGCGTCAAAATGGGCGTGGTGTAGTCCACCAACACGTTATACGGTTGGCCGTCGGGAACGTCAGTTCTCATTGCCATCCGGACGTTATCAACACCGTTGATGTTGTGGACGGTTTGTTCAATATCAGACATTTGAATCCATGCACCGAAACCACTCTTCGTAAAGAATGCGGTAAGTACCTGAGTAATCGCAGTATTGACCGCCGAGATGTCAACGTTGAAATTATACACGACCATGATGACAACCGTGCAGTACGCGTAATGAGCCTGATGGACCAGCACGTCCGTCGTGATTTGTTTTTGAGAAGTGATCAATGCTTGCATGACTTCGGGAAGTCTGTTATACGTGTAGTTCAGCGTTAGGAGGGTCCCGCCACTGGGCGGGGTGCTGATGAGCCATTCGATTCCTGACAATTCCCGGATGGACCCAGATTGGAGAGTTGTCGATGAGACACCCACGTAATCGGTACCCGAGACATACGTGGTCGTCGGAGAATAAATCACACCCGGAATCGTGACAATCGGTACAGAGCCGAGGGGTTGGAACCGGTGTCCGGCCACCACGTCATTTCTGTCGTCAATTCGCTTGAAATTGCCTCTATAGTAAATGCTGTTGGTGGCCGACGTGAACGCCGCTGAACCACCGACGATCTGCTCGCTCACGTCGGTAGCTTGGGTGCCGTTAATAAAAATGTCTACTTTGTTCGTGATCTGATTGTATGGGTCATTACGAGAGCTGAGCGTGGTGTATTGATATTCGAAGTCGGCTACCGCCCCGGGCACCTTCAAGATTGGGTGCGCCGGAGTAATGCCGGGAGGATTCAGACCAGAATCGACAGTAAAGTCGAGCCCGTCAACATAGAATCTTTCGTTAGGTAACCCTTGATTCTGGTACAGAAACCAGCCTTGCGGCCACAGATACTTGATCTGATTATTCGTGGACCGCATCTTGGCGGTACCGTTGAATTGAATTTCTTCCTTGAAATAGCTGTACGGTCCCAGCACGAGTGCCTGAGAGATATACAAGCTCTGCAACATTAATGCGGTGTAGAAATCTTCAGTCCCGGCGATGTTGCGAAGAAAGGTGCGCTTGAATCGCTGGCGCAATTGATCATCGGTTTCCATATCGACCCCACCTGTGGTGGGCGCCGAGTTAATCACCGATGCTACTCCGGCACTACCAATAAATCCGGTGATGCTGGTGGAGGCAACGTTACCGATCGCACCCATAAGGGTAGACTGCACAGGAACTGTGATCGTTTGGGTACCACTGGCAATAGTCGCGACCGATGTGGTGTTAAATAAAAGATTAGTTATCCCACCTGTCACGCTAGCCGGAACATAAACTTGGGATGCGATCGGAATGGTCACCGGTGAGGTTGCGGGAAACGACAGCGTGAAATCAACACTGCCAGTGGAGTAACGTCCTGACTGTCGGGAGAATCCGAAGAGCTGAACAAAATTTTCAAGATCAGTACCGCTTTTGGTGTTGATATCAAGTGCACTGCCGAGCAAATAATTATCGATAGTGGATTCGGAGATGCATTCGGCCACCGCGTCAACGATCTTGCGTTCCGGGGTGCCGATCTCTAGACTCAGCGCCGGGTCCGTGATCGAAAGCTTTTGCATGATCGCATTTGCTAACTGGTCAGGTGTGCCCACACCCCCACCGCGCGTCGTTGGCGTAGTCATAAACGACCTTCCCTTGATGCACGGGACCTAGTGAGATACTATACCACTTGCCAAAAAATAAAATTATGCAGTCACAGTCACTCGGGTGGATTGTACGGCACCGGCCACCGACTGGAAGATCACTGTGGCAATGATCGTATCAAAGCTGATCGCTGTCGTCACACTGACGACACGATGAAGTAATTCATCCGGGGTGTATTTCATAGGATTTGTTTTTAAGCGACGTAGCTGAACATTCTGAAGATTGGTCAAGACACGATGAATCTCAGCCTCGATCTCGTGCTGAGCGTGCTGACCGATGATGTTACCGATGAACGATTCGATAACCGATCCATACGTGGGATGAAATCGATCTACTTGATAAATTTCTTTGAGCCAAAGATCTACATCTTGCAACAATTTCTGTTTACCCCATACAAGACCGAGCACCGAACCGTTGGCTTGCAGGTCCCCGTTTTTCAGCTTCAACGAATAGCTCATGATCGAGCCTCCACAGCTTCAAGGCGAGTCGTCAACGCTGCAATCTTTTCATTCGCCGCTTCGAGCTTTCCATTCAATTCTTGTACGGCTCCCCACAGGGTGTTGACCATCGCGCCGAGATCAGGACCTTTTCCAATGGAGGTCTCCCCAACCAGATATTCGGGAAGATCATCAGCCATGGGTCCGAATCGCCACGCTTCGGCGACCTCTTCGGGCACCCCCGAATTGAGATCGGGAGCGGAAACCGATGTTCCAGTCGATGTTAATCCCAAGTCAGGTGTCTCGGTTGTCTGTGGCCCAACATTAGGTGCAACATCAGGTGCTTCGGGGACAGATGCGACTTCAGGAGCAACATTATTGATTGCTTCAGGATCATATCGGAAATTGTAAAGCGGGG